CCAGCGGTTACACCATCCCAGCGAACGTCGAGTACACCCCGATCAGCACGATCGACGGCGTGGCCAACACCAGTTGCACCTTGTACTGCGTGCGCGATCAGAACCTGCACAAGGTCACCGGATTCCGGGGCAACCTGGAACTGTCCGGCAAGCTGGGTGACGTGGGCGAGCTCCAGATCACCGGCATGGGGATCTACAACGCGCCGGTGTCAGCGCTGGGCACCTTCTACAGCTACGGCGCCCAGGCCGATGCGCTGCCGATCGAGGCCGGCACCACTGCCGCCTTGGCCTTCCTGGGTGGCTCGCCGTGCCTGGAGGAGTTCAAGTTCAACCTTGGCGTCAAGCCGACATTCCGCAGCCTGGTCGGCTGCAGTCCCAACGTCATACTTGAGCGCGATGCCGCCACCGGTGAGGTGATGGTGGAGGAACCGCTGGTGGCAGCCTTGGACTACTACACCAAGGCTGCCGACAACACCGGCGCCAGTGATGGTCCGTTCGCCATCCAGCAAGGCGGCACCGCCGGGAACATCTCGACGTTGTTCGTACGCAAGGCCGCCATCAACGACGACATCAAGCAGGCCGACTCCGATGGGGTGGCCATGCTCAACATCCCATTCATGGCGCTGCCCAGCGGCCTGGGTAACGACGAAGTCCGACTGGTGTTCTGCTGATGGCGTTCACGCTTGACATTGATCCGACTTTCAAGTGGCCGGTGTCGTTTGACCTGGCGGTGGATGGTCGCCACGAACATAAGAAGTTCGATGGCGAGTTCCGCCGCCTGGGCCAGGCCCGGGTCAACACCATCACCGCCGAGATCCAGGCGCGCATGGTGGCCATGCAAGCCGGAGAAGACACCAGTGAGATGATCACCGACCAGTCCATTGCCGACGAGGTGCTGGTGGGCTGGAGCGGGATCCTTGACCGCGATGGCGATGAGGTGCCATTCAGTGAGGCGACAAAACGCCGGCTACTGGATGTAGAAGCGGTGGCTGCGGCGATCGTCACGGCATGGGGCGATTCACTCAGGGGAGCCAAACGAAAAAACTGATCGACGCCGCGCGGCACTGGGCCCGCGGCGAAGACACTGATACCAGCGACATGGATGAAGCCGCCGCCGTCTTTGGCCTGGCGGTGGAGCGCAAAGAGCCCGAGCCGTTCAAGGTTCACCCGGACGCCTGGCCAGCCGTGCTGATGTTCTGCCGGCTGGGCACGCAATGGCGCATGGGACAGGCCGGACCGATCGGCTTAGACCTGAACATCCTTCCATGGCTTCTTAGCCTGGAACCAGCAGACGATCCATTGGCATTGCTCGACGACTTGCAAACCATGGAACGCGCAGCACTGCAGGCCATGCAAGAAAGGGGGATCTGATTCATGGCCGTCGCAATGGATGCGCTGCTGAACATCAAGGCCAATGTCAGTGGAGACGCTGGCGTCGTGAAACTGGCCAACGACGTGAAAAAGCTGGACAACGGCGCCAAGGAGGCCCAGAAAGGCTTTGCTGGCTTGACTGGTTCAGTCTCTGGTCTGGGCAAGATGCTGGGCGCCGTGGCGCCGCTGTTGTCGATTGCGGGCATTGCTGCGCTGGGCGCCAACGCCATTGAGGCCGGTGATCACATCTTTGATCTGGCGCAAAAAACCGGCGTCAGCGTTGAAGCGCTGGCCAAGTTTGGCAAGGCGGCGAAGCTAGGCGGGTCTGACCTGGACGAGGTCGGCAAGGCCATGGTCAAGCTGTCCAAAGGGTTGGCTGAAACAGCAGCGACCGGTACGGGCCCGGCGGCGTCAGCCCTGCAGCAGCTGGGGATCAGCGCCACCGACTCGAGTGGCAAGCTGTTGGGCGCCGACAAGGTGATGCTGCAGATTGCAGACCGCTTCAAGCAGATGCCAGACGGCGCACAAAAAACAGCGTTGGCGTTACAACTGTTTGGCAAGTCTGGTGCCGAGATCATTCCCGTCCTGAACCAAGGGGGAAAAGAGATCGACGCATTCAGCACCAAGATGACATCGGCCTTTGCGGCCAAGGCGGCCACTTACGACGACAACCTGAAGGTCTTGCAAGGCACAGTCTCCGGCCTGGGCTTTGCCATTGCCGAAGCCGTCCTGCCAGCGCTGACCAATATGACGGTCTGGATGACTGCCGTAACCAAGGCCGTCGTCACTGGTTTCACCAGCATGAAAGAGCCGATTGGATCTGCGCTGATGATGATCAGCCAAGGCGTGCAGGCGCTGACCCCATGGGTTGCTGGAATCGTTGGCGTCATTGCCGTAATCAAGCTGGCCAAAGCGGCAACGGATGCCTGGGCCATGTCTCAAAAAATCCTGCTGGCGTTCAGTGGGCCCAGGGGGTGGATCATGCTAGCGGCCGGAATTGGCGTCGCGGCATTGGCAACAGCCGGCCTAAAGAAAGCAACAGAAGGCACCGGCGACGCAATGAAACAGATCCGGCAGGAAATCGAAGCAGCAAAGCAGCAGGTGCAAGGACAGCTCGCTGGCTTTGAACTAATGAAAGACAACGCCACGCAGGCTAAAGATGCGCAGGCGCAATGGAAGCTTTATGTTGACCAGACCAACGCTTCGTACGCGGCACTACAGGCCAACGTAGCGTCAGCCAAGCAATCCGTTGACGGAGACCTCCAGATTGCCAATGCGCGGGCTGCCGCTGAGACTGCCGTAAACAATGCAGCCAAGTCAACCCTGCAAACCAAACTGGACTCAGCTCAGACCGACGCCGAACGGCTGACGTTGACTCAGCAGATTGCCAACATCGACATCGAAAACGCCAAGTTGCAACTTCAGGCGGCTGAAGAGCAGATTGCGTCAGATGTCGTTCAGGCGCGGCTAAAGATCGAAAGCGCAAAACTAGACAAGGAAAAAGCCGTGGCTGAATTGGCAAGCGCTCGCGCGCGCGGCATGGCAACGGATGAATACAGTCGAGCGGTCGATGCTCAAGTTCTTGTCGTCAACGCTGCAATACAAGAATATGAAATCGCAAAAATGGTAGCAACTGCCAAAGGAAAGGCAGCAGATGCCACTTACGACCAGGCCGTCCAGCAAGCCAAGGCAAATGTCACCGCGCTACAGCAACGGCAAAGCGCGGAAAAGACTGCCGACGCGACCAAGGCAGCGGCAAACAACATCTCTGCAATGCCTAGCTCGCTGGAGCGCAGTGCAGACGCAGCAAACAGGCTTGCCGGTGGATTGCAAGATGCCGCAGACGCGTCAAGGCAAGTTGGATTGCTTGGAGCTGGTGGCCCATCGCAAACTGGATTAGGGAATTTCGCAAGGCCTACTGGCCTTCCCGCCTTCGCCGAAGGTGGCGTCGTCAATCGGCCAACCCTGGCCATGGTCGGCGAGGGTGGCCAGGCCGAGTACATCATCCCGGCCAGCAAGATGGCTGCGGCCTCGAGCAACTACCTAGCCGGCTCGCGTGGCGCGTCGGTGATCACCGGCGGCGGCAGCAAGGGTGGCGCCGCCCCGCAGATCAACATTCAGACCGGGCCGATCATGCAGACCGCTGACGGCCAGCAATGGGTCACCATCGGCGACCTGGAGCGCGCCCAGCGCCAGACCGTGGCGGCGGTGATGGGCCAGCTGCGCACCCCGGCCGGCCGGTATGCGGTGGGGGCTCGATAGATGGCCAGGGCACAGGCGCAATACCTCAGGATCTTTGATGCCAACACCACCTACCAGCGCTGGCAGTCGTACTACGTCGGCACAGCCGTCACCTGGAACGGCGCGGCTTGGGATTATCAGCAGTTCGATTGCGATGGCACCACCAGCGGCCAGTCCGGCAGCGATGGCTCCATGGGCGTCACCCTGCCGGCCACGCAGTATGTGATCAACACCATTGAGCGCGCGCTGCGGGATGCACAGCTCCTGGAGATCACGCTGTATGAGTTCGACCCGACGATCAACAACATGGTTCCGCAGTCTGGCCAGGCACTGGTGGCCGCCTTCATCGGTGAGGTGGTGTCGGCCTCGGGCGGACTGAGCTCAATCTCTGTGGCGCTTGGCAGCAGCCTGGCTCCAATCGGCGCCCAGGCCACTCGCTTCTACACCACCGAAATCATCGGTGTCCCCTGCCAGCTATGAGTCCGATCATCCCCTTGGATCCGCTCGACCTGGTTGCCATCCAGTCCCGCAACCTGGCGCCACCACTCAAGGCCGAGCCTGCCACCGGCAACAGCAACAGCCAAGGCAGTCAACGGTCCATTGTCATCGGCGAGGTGGTGCCGATCGTGTTCTGTAAGCGCGACGGCCAGGATGGTGGCGTGGTGGTGGCGCCTGGCGCGACGGAATGCCGGTTCTCGAATAACTCCGCAACCAACGCCATCGAGGCCGACTACCACCTGGTCATGGGTGAAGGCCCCATGGGACTGGTGCAGGTTCGGGACGTGTTCATTGCTGGCATCCGTCGCGGCACCATTTCGCAATCATTCAACCGGCGCGCTGGGGACTGGGACCCAGGCAACTACGTCGTGGCTGTCACCGGCAAGGACTTTCGGCTGGCGTCGTACAACTGCGGCGGCGGTGACATCAACGGTTACGGCAGCTATGCCAACCTCTCCACACTCAGTTACAGCATC